AAACAATTCTTTATCTACTGGCACCGCTGCAATATTCAAAAAACTAGCCTGAATCGCTTTTCCATTTAAATTATAAAATACAAACTGCACTTCATCATATTTCTTATTATCTAAGGCTAATCTTTTACCAATAATACCCATTAATAATTTACCTAAACTAATCCACTGTTTCGAATTCCAAGCTCCACCTTCATTAATTATTACGGAACTTGATCTTTCATCATTTGATGCATCATCAATTTGACCTAAATTAGCACTCCACCAAGCCAAATCAACATAAGGATCATTTTGTAATGCGTCATGCCCCTCTAAAAAAGAAAAGTTTTTACTCATAAAATCTTTACGATTCTGATTAAATTTGCTTAAATCTTCACGGGCAACCTTTATTTTCTTTAATAAATCATCTTTTATTTTAGGATCAGATGCAGTATCTTTCTTAACAGCATTTTCAATTTGATTTAATTTTGGCTCATCTAAGTCACTGACATTTAAATCTGAAATAACTTTTGTTAAATTTTGTAAACCGGAGACGCCTGTTTCAGCTGAAGTTGAAGTACCGCTGGAAGTATCAGTTTGTGTTGTTACTCCTACAGCGTTTCTAGCCTTAGTTTGCAAATCATCAATAAATGAGTTTAAAGAAGATTTTAAATTAGTAATACCTAGATCTTGACGAAAAGTTAACCCGCGTAATTCAGCAGGTCCTTTCATCGCCAAGCTTAAGTTAATATTGACTGTTCCATTTTCATTAATAGTGTAAGAGCTATTGACAATAATGTATTTCTCACGTACTTTGAGACTATTGATAAATTCGGCGATGGGGCTTTCCATATAAGTGTAAGTGTCTTGACCGATTGTGACGGAGTTTAAACGATTATAATCTTCATCCCCTAAATTGCTTTGCCACCCGTATTCTAGAATAATTTCAGATGATACTGTATTTAATAATTCTGGTTTAATAAAGGGGGCGATTTGAGTCATACGGGCTTTATCATATAAGATTAGATCTAACGTTGCTGTTTTATAAAATAATAAGCCTTTGGTGGGTCTGACGTCAAACGATAAATTCATGATTGACATAAAAGGACGAAATTTATCAACAATTGCATTAGGATTACCTGCAATATTATAATCCCCATTCACCATGGTTTGTGGTGCAAAAAAAATTGCATTATTTAATGACTGCCGATGATATGTTTTTTTAATCTGAGATTGTGTTTCAGTATTGCTAGTTCGAACTGAATTTCTAACTGATGTGTAATAATCTGTATAATAATCACCATTTACAGCTCGGGCCGTGCTAGCTGTGGATGACTGATCATCATATTTTGACACACCGTTATCTTTTTGAAAATAATCATCACCTAAAATAAAATTATTTAAACTAGCTGTTAAATAAGATCGATCATTAACATAAGTTTGACCATTAACATTAGTATTACGACTTACTTTTTTAGGAATTAAAAATTCAGCATTCACATAAGGCATAGCCATACTCATATCTAGGGTGCTGATCATGTTAAAAAATAAATCTAATTCTTGACTGTTTTTAAAACAGCCTCGAAATTCTGGATTTAAAACCTGAAAACTACTTAAACCTGGGGCATCTTTATCCCTAAAATAAGGAAATGTTTTATTAGCAACTTCAATTGAATTAATGTTATCTGCTTTCACAGTCTCATCAGTATCAGTCACGTTGGCTGCATAAATAGTTTGTTGCATTGATACTTTTGATAAAAAATCAGGTGACGTATCAGTCTCTTTAAGACCTTTTAATGTTTTAAATTCATCAGGTGAAATATACGTAATTTTAAAAGACTCTCCTAAACCTTTAATATCGCTGATTTCATGAATAATCTCATTAGTAAATTTACCGTATGTGCTAATTGATTGCAATAATTCTGAAATTCTAGCTGGATCAATTTGCTTTTCCCCTTCCCCTAATGGCACTCGTTTGGTTTTTAAATAACCATCAACCTCTTGTTTATCGGTATCTTTGCTATTCAATAACTTCTGTAATAAATTTTCATTACTCAAAATAGGTAAAAATTTTGCAAAATTATTTTTTTCAAAAATTCGAGTGGTATTGGATTTTTTTATTGTGGCCATGATTTTTTCGTTGTAATTTATATCTTATGTATCTTAATTTAAAAATTTACAAATTAAATCGTCGTCGCACACTTTCTTGATCTGGCACTTTAATTCTAACGTTTTCATTCACCTGCAACCACCAACTAATGCCACTGGCCGCCGCAATCAACCACCAATCCAACCCATTCCCATAAAAGCGCGCCGCCATATGATCCAATCGATCCCCCGTCTTAAATTCCAACTCCACAAACGGAATCTCTCCACTCTCACATAACTGATAGATCTGACTACACAACTCACTTGTCACATACTTCGGACGACTCAATAAACCCGCCTGTCCCTCGATCACACCATTATTCTTATATCTATTCATTTCTCATATCCTTTATTATTTTTTCGTGAAATCAAACAATGGAGGTACCCCAAATATAATCGGAGGTTCTGTGTTATTTGCAGGAGATGTAGATGCAGGATTATTTTGAGTTGTTTGAGGAGATTCAACCACAGGATTAGGATTTGAATAACCCATATTGACTGGCAAATCATCATACACACTTTCCCCAAAAAATTCCCGATTAATCTTACCCACACGATAAGTTGGAGCACGCATAATTCCTTTATCATCCAAACCTGGCAAGATATCATGAATTACACTTAAACCTAAACTAATCTTCACAGCAATCGGTGCCCTAGAACCCTCATTCAACTCCCAAGGTATATTCTGATCAAAATTAATATTAAAGGTTTGAATCGTACCCGCAATCCCTTCCCCCATCGTACTCTCAAAGGAATAAACCACAGGATTATTCATCGCATTCTCAGTCCCAGGATTAATAGTCGTATCAAAAGGTTGCTTTTCATCATACGCTAATTCACCTTTGCCTGTCATAAAGGATTTTAAATTCTGCACATTCTTTAACTTGTCAATTCTTGTATTATCTTGAATATCAGTTGCAACGCTACTATAATTTAAGTTATTCATTATCTTATTTTTAAATATTGTTGCAACATCTTTTATAAAAGATTCTTGTTTATAACTGCTGTCATTTACTTTAACTGAAACTGCAGTTAATAGCATTAATATTTTTTCTTCATCGTCTTGTATCACTGTTAAAGGAATATAAATTAATTTTTTAAATTCTTTACGATTTTCAGGAAAAAATCGATCTTTATTTTCATTATTTGTCGATTTAGGTGCATTAATGTCATCTAAATTAATTGGATCATTATTGATATCATAATAAAAATTGCTATATTCTTTAAATAATTTCTGAATATCTCCTAAACTAGATTCTGTTTTTTTAACATTGATTTTAAAATCATCTTTTAAATCATTAATAGGATAAAAATCGACCTGATCTAATCGATTAAACATATATGTATCTTTATTTAATTGACTACGATAATCATCTAAATCAAAATAATCATAACCTAATATTTCAATGTTTGATAAATAATCAATTTGAGGTGACTGCTGATCTTGTATCATTGCAATTATTTCATTTTTCTTTTTTTCAATTACGTTTACTTGATTTAAACTTTCTAGTTCAAACCCAAAGATACGAGCTAACGATTTTTTAGAGTAATTGGAAGTGAAGAGATCACCGAGACGTAATCTAACTAAAGGTGAACCGGTTGGAATTTGGGTAAAAGGTTGACTAAAAGGAATGCCAAAATGTTTTTTTAAGTTAGCGCTATACATCCCAGCTTGACTTTGATTTTCAATATTGGCGGCACGTGGGGCTGACCATTGAGGATAGATGAGGGCGATGAGACGATTAATCATCCACCACATATAATCAAAATCATCAGGCGACATAGAAACAAGCCAAAAGTCAGTGCTAATACTACGAGTTGTGCCTTTATAAGTTTTAATAGGATCCATACGTCCAAAACCTACACCACCATCATCCCAGTTAACTTGAAAAGAATCGGCATAATTTTCTAAGAAGGCATGAAATTTAAAAACTTCATTTGTGCGCAGATCTTGAATACTGAATGGCATATAATCAGAATTAATAATCTCTTCGATTTTTTGAACATGTTCTCGGGAGAGACGGCGCTCTTTATTTTGATAAATTGCTTGATTTTGTTTGACTAATTCATTATGATATTTTAAATAAGTGTTGGCGGTGCTTGTTTTAGTAACAAGTGAGGTTAAAGAATAAATTGATTTTTTAAAATAATTACCTGAAATTTCAGTTGCATCATTATCATCTTTTTTACCTAGAATAGAACTGCCCATCGATAGTGGAATAGGTAGATTTTGATCATCATCATCCTTTTTTTGTACCGGTAATTCATTCATTTTTTGTACAGCAAAAATATTATTACGTTTATTATAATAAGAGGATGTTAAACTGCCTAAAACTTTTTGACCGACAGCAACTCTTTGACCGATAAAGCGATGGAAAAAATCCGAGAGAGGATATAATGCTAAATAACCTGAGTTATAGTCATATGTTTCATTACCTTTTTCAATTGTTTTGGCTTTAAATTGAATGTTAGATCGGAAATAGTTGTTTTTAACAATTTTATAAATTAATAAATTATAGTTATGTTTGGCCTTATTCGCAAAGACTAATGATAATAATGATGAAAATAAATTACCAATGGCGGTGGCAGGATTTGTTGATAGAATAGGATCTTCAATTTTAAAGCCAGGAATAAGATAATAGATATAACCTACCAAAAAAGACAAGGTATTTTCCAAAATTTTTGATCCTACTGCTTGAAAGAAATCAGCTTCTTTTAAAGGCGTGGATGGGAAATTCATTAATCTTTCAGTTGCTTTTAATAAAGAAACTAACGAATCAATAATTGCATTAAAAACTGGACCAATAAAATTATGTTCGCTAGTATCGATTCTGACGTAATTAATAAAGCTACCTAATCGATTCGGTTCAACTAGATGCACTTTACCGAATAAAGCAAAAGGATCTGGTGGACCACCTTGTGCTGCTTGTAAAATACCTTGTAAGGCACTCATTACAGTAATAGGCAAAATGGCACCTAATAACATATCAGCTAAAGAGCTAAATACATTTGCAAAATCAACAACAGTGTTGCTGGTATCTGATAAAATGGCCGGCACTCCATAAAAATCAACTTCGTCTGCAAAGATTTGAAATAAATTTTCGTTATCTCGTTGACCATCAGAGAAGTCTAGATCAAAGAAAGAATTATAAGGTTTATAGAATGGTAATTTTTCAGTGGTAGGAGTGAAATCCATATTTTTACCAAACGCATAAGGATATAATTTGTCAGTTTGACCAATAATTCCGGAATTGCTAGGATTCGCCAAATTATTTAAATCAGGCAAACTTTCATTTGGGATCGGATTGGAGTTATCGAAGGCGTCAAAAACTTCATGAGAATTTTCAGCGTAATTACGAGCTGATTTAAAATCGCCTAAGGCATCTTTGGCCACTTGATATCCTTGTTTGGTAGGAATGGTGGTCCCATCTTTATTAATAGAGCCATCTGGATTTAAAACATAGATTGCCATAATTATTTGACCTTCGCGTTAATCTCAGATGACGTGGTGATCACCTGGGCCACCATTTCATCTAATTTTTTATCAATTTCAAGTGAATCATTATCCTTTTTCAAATTATTATATTGTGTTAAATAAGATTGAATATAGGCATCCATTTTTTTACCATGATATTCCACTCGGTCTTGATAAATTTTTTCTAATTGTTGATCTGTTAAATTAAATTTTCCTTGTACACTGTTCAATAACTTGTCTTTTAAACCAATATCTTTCAATAAAGATAAATAATCAATCTGAATCATTTCAACACGCCTTACTTTTATATTATTTTATAATTAAGGCACTCAATAAAAAATTAAAATTTAATTTAAATTCAATTAAAGAGGAAATCTACCTGCAGGATTCTGAGCATTAGGATATAGTAATGCTGAAGGATTTAAAGTAGGATTATTCTTGGTTATATTAGGATCCACTAATAAACTGGTAAAGCCAGCATTTAAAAGCGCTTCACCAATCTTTTTCCCATCAATATTTAAATTTACCGAGGCTTGAGTATTAGCTGAATTTGTATTATAAACTGTTAAAGCTGATAACATTGCATCACTTAAGACTTGCTTTAAACGTTCAATATTAGTTTGATCTAATAAATTATTAGTTAATGTTGTTGTAATATCATTTTTTACTTGATCTGTAATAACTGGTTGAGGTTGAATAGGCGCGATCGCAGTAGGAGTTACTGTTGATGTCGTAGTTGCAGCTTTAGCCTGATTCTGTTTCTCTTTTGCTGCCTCTTCTCGATCAGCAGCACTAGTGCCTAATTTCCCAAATGTGACAGTATTTAGGAAACTTGAACCTGCATTTAAAGCTTGATTACCGGCGGCGTTAGTGGCTGCTCCTAAAAATCTATTCATAATGTCATCGATTGGGAGATTATTAATAATGCCACTGATCGTGATACTTCCCATTTCTGAGATAGCTTTTAATACTGCTGGATCTTTAATAATATTAGTAAAACCTTCTTTAAAGGCATTAGTAATTTTTTTGGTTAAACCATCTTCCCCGTCAAATAATTTAACGTACAAATCTTTAATACGACCAATGAGACCTTTTTTATCACCTTCTTGATCACCAAATACTTTTTTAGTAAGATCGGTTAAACTTTTTAAAATTCTTTCTTTCGTTTCTTCATTAAACATATTACCTAAGAATTTTCTTAAGCTAGAATTTTTAGTAGCTTCTGAGTTATCGCTGAATAATGCATCAAACCCAGACGACATGTCATCTAATAATCCATTAATAGTGCTAATAATTGTCGGTGCTGTTTCTAATAATGCGACAGCGGTATTTTTAATAATTTCAGCCCCAATTCCAGCTAAGAATGAGAAAATTGGTTTAATATTCTCCATTAAGGTATTTAAACCTTTTTGCATTTTTTCTTGTCCACCACCTGTAAAACCATCGATAATGTCACCAAACGCGTAGGCCACATTTTCTAATTGTGTTAAAAATTCGCGACTAGTTAAAAAGTCAGTTAATTTATCAATCCAAGATGTCATTCTTTGAATTAAAGGTTCGAAACGTTTCAGATCCATTCGGGTAAATTTTAAGAAAATATTATCCATTGCAATGGCCATTCTTTCCATGGATTTTCTGATCGTAGGATTCGCGAATAATTTCTTGGTAAAACCTTCTTGCATTGCTTCAAAGAAACTCTTAAAATCTTGTGTCAAAGTATCTTTTAATTCCACAATTGCATCACGCATTTCTTCCATGTTCTTAGCTTGTTGTTTGGTCGGATCCTTAGCTTCAATTTCAGACATAATCTCTTCATAAGTCTTTCCAGCATTTTCCGCACTAAATAAGGCCTGGGCCGCTTGATCTGATAAACCAGTTTGTTGCAGAATCAGAGACTTACTAAAACGATCCATTGTTTCAAAGGATTTACCACTCGCAATAAATGCATCTTTATATTGTTGTAAAATTTCATCAGGAGATTGTGCTTTTAACAATTCCATACTATCAACCACCATACCAAAAGTCTGACTTAATTGCGCAGCTGTGGTGGCGGCATCTTCAAATGTTTGGAATTTATTAAAGACAGCCATGGCATCACTCATTGAAATACCCATTTGACGAATATGTCCCGCCACCATGGCCAATTCATCAGCTGATTTATGTCCAAAATTAACAATATCTTTACGTAAAGTTAACACATCAGACGACATCATCTTAAAATCTAAACTAAAACGTTTCGCCACATTAGCTGTGGAAGTTGAGATCTCATCAAAAACTTCTGGGAATGATTTACCTAATGAAATAGCCATATTACTTAATTTGCCCATATCATCTTCTGATAAATTCATTAACTTTTTAGCTTTATAATAATAATTGGCAATAGAAGAATCAGCCGCTGTCACATTTTTAGTCACGGCTTTGGCCATTAATTCAGCTCGAGGTCCCATGGATTTAATAATATTAGCACTTTCTTCCATCTGGCGTGCAATTAATTGATCACCTTGTGCCCCATATAAACGAGCTGCAGGATTATTTGGATCCAAATATGCAACACGTCGACCTCTTAATTGTTGATTCATGGCGGCCACATTACGACCAATTGTAGAAGTTTGTCTAAAACTATCCTGCAATTTTTCTAACTGATTAAATAATTCAACATTTTCCTTTTTAATCTTATGCCCTTCTTCAGACGCATAATCCATAATTCTTAAAGGCACTGCAATTAATGCTTTACTTAAACCGGTAATCGTATTGATCACAGCTTTTAATTGCATCGCATAACCTTTAATAATATCAGGAATGTTTTTCAAAATACTTAATATTTCACCAAATGGTGCTGTTACAGCTGTACCCACTGCACTTGTTAAACTACTTGTATCAACCCCTAAATTCTTTAAGACTTTTTTAAAGTTCCATAATAAACCAATCATTAAAACTGATCCACCTAAGGCGTTTTCACCCTGTAATAAAGATTTAAACATTTCATCAATTGCATCTTTACTAACACCTTTAATTTCATTTTGTACCTCTTTTAATTTACCTTGAGCTCCACTAATTTCTCCTTGTAAAACATTAGCATTATTACTTTGACCAACTGCATTAATTTTTTGAATATCAATATCACCTGCAGCATTTTTAGTTATTGCCGTACGAGTTCTATCTAAATTACTTGTAATGCTTGTTATAACTGATGTATTAGCTTTTTTTAATCTTTCTAGGGCATTGGTAAATTGTTTTTGTTGATTTTCACTAAAATTTAAACCTTTGATTCTTTCACTAAAATCTTTTTCTAATGCATTTAAATCTTCTTGTAATGTTCTTTTACTTTTTTCCATTTCTTCAAAAGCTTGTTCGAGTTTTGGAAAATTCATAGCTTTATTATTTTCGTCTAATTCTTTTGCTAATCTATCAAATTCACTGGCATTAGTACTTAAACTTTTTTGTAAATTTTCAACAATGTCAATTTTAGCCTGCAATTTTGCATCTAAATCAGCTATTAATTTTTCCATGTCTTTCGGATCCATTTTTATCTCCTTTGGGTTAATATGTCTTTATAGTTTCCATTTAATCCCAGATAAAGCATAAAATTCATCAGCTAGACGTTTTTTATTTTCAACAAGAGTCATGATCTTAGCCAATGAAGTGTTATCATGTAAAGAAGTATACAAATATTTTGAAGCATCTAATAATTCGCTTAATTTTTCGAGTTCTTGGCGATTACCTTTAATTTCAAAATTAATATTTTCGCCTAGAATATATTTGGAGGCGACGTTATGAATAATTAAATCTTTTTTCTTCATGAGAAATTCCTTGCACTTTATTTTATATGTATCTAATTATACAAAAATCACATAGGTCGATTTAATCTATTTGGAGAAAAAGTCCGATGAGCCCCAGTCATCGCGCGAGTCTCAGGGGTTTGTAAGTGGGAGGCTCGAGTGGGTCCCGGTTGTTCTTTATCTTTAGGATTAATTTCTTTAATCAAACGTTTTAAGAACCAACGGCGTTTAAATACAGGTAAACTATATGCATCAGAATATGTAAAACCCATATAATATGTCAGATAAAATATTTCATCCAACAATACTTCATTATACTCAGGCGTCAGGCCAAAAAAAGCTGATCCCGATTGGTAACTTGATCTCACTTTCTTCGAAACAATGCTTACACTTCATGTGAACTGTCATATCCACACCAGGTTCATTATTATCGAGAAATTTACGCAATGCTAAACTATCACGCGCTGGCATATCTTTAATAAACATACCAATCTTAGTACGATCAGTAATACCTTGCACTGACACAATCGCGTTTTGTAATTTATCAGTCACAGTTGAATCTTGTTGAATCCCCATTTTCTTTTTACGTTCCTGAATAATACTCATTTCTTTTTCATCATGACCATTCGCAAATTTCACTCGGGCGATCTTTTTACATACTGGCAATTGAATTTCAAATTGATTAGATCCTTCTGCAATTGGATCCACAGCTAAACGCTTAATTCCTAATTGACTCAAATCAAAATGTTGTTCAGATCCTTTATTGCATTTAGGACAATCACATTCCACAGCATAATCAGCCCCATAACCAGTAATACGCAACGCAATCATCAAAGCATTACGATCCCCTGCAATCATTTCATCAACATCAATTGTTTTATCAATCAGACACGATTTAATAAGTTCCTGAATGACAGTCCCGCCTTTAATATAAGCACGACTCATTAAAATATCTTCATCTTTAGCAGTCATCGCTCTAATTTGTAATTGTTCTTTACCAAAGAGAGGTGATTCTGGAGAGTAAATGACACCTCGAGAAGGTAATGGCACTGATTCCACTGCCACATCCAATCCAAAGACGTCTTTCACCACATTCTGCACTTGAAATTTACCTTGGGATACCGCGGCAGTTTGTTTCATCTGCTCAATATCAACCATATCATTTTCATTCATATCATTTAAATTATTTTTAGCCATTTTTTAATTTACCCTTTTATTAATAGATTATTTTAATTAAAATATCAAATTTATAAAATTTTACACTGGAATTTGTACAATTTCTTGATTTAAAAATTGAAGATAAATGGACCCTCGCACAATCCCATTTAAAATATCTTCGTCTGAGGTGGTATTAATATCTAACGTTACTTTAAAATTATTAATTAAACGTCGCGCCACATAACTGGCCAATAATAACGAATATGCAGTATTAACACGATCGACGATTTCTTTCTTACTTAAAATGTTTCGAAACAGTTGAGGATATGATACCAATTCTATTTTCTTTTTAATATCATTCAAAGTATTACGCACATTCAATTTACTTAAGATACTATTATTGTAACTATCAAATAATTGTGTTTTGTCAGAATAAAAACGATATTGATTTGCACCTGCAATGATTTCAGCTTGTAAGATATTTAAATTTAAATCACGAATCTTTCTTAAATTTTGATCAAAATTAGGATGTCCTTGATCAAATGCTTTACACATCGTTGATTCAACATTAATATCTCCAAATGAATTAATATTAATATTATAAATCGGATTCATCTTCCTATCATTTACATCAAAAGTAATCAAACTATTCACCGCAATAAAACCAGCAGGTAACACCAAAGTTTGATCAACCCCTAAGGCATTAAAAGGTTTATCAGGTCCACTTAATAATTTAAAACTCATGTAATTACCAAAACTGATAATATTAGATTGTTGTTTAAAACCTTGTGACCAATTAGCAATTGTTTGATCTAATGAAAAATTTAAAGCATCAATTTCATCATTTGAAATTAATTGATACTTTTGATGAGAAAAACCATATTCAATATTGTTTTTACCACCATCTAATTTTAAGAAATCGCGGGTATAAATAATTTGATTGTTAATATCATATAAAGGTTGATCTAAAATTAATAAATGATTTTTATCATACACTAAATCACTAATATAATTGACAATCTGTGCATTATAAATTTCCGGCAAATAAATTATTTCATTCTGCCCATTCACATTTTCTATATTAATGTCCAAAGCTAATTTATATAACTCTCTTAAATATTGACTCTTTTCCAAACCTTTATCATTGATTACATATTCATCATTATCCAATAAATTTAATCCATCCCAACCCCCAGCTAAATCCACCTGAAAGGCTAACACATTCACTTTGTCATCATACGCATCAGCTTCTTCAATCGTATCTAAATTAATATCATCAGAAGTAATTGCATGTCGATTCACTGTGAAATAATACATTACATTTTCATAATTAATGTTGTTGTTGAAAAAATGAGTCCAATTATTAGCCACAGTTTTAAGGTTATTCACATTGGCACCAGATTGTATATATTTAGCATATTCCCAAGCCTGACGATAGTTATCAGTGTCAGGGATATATTCATTTAATAATAAGATCTTTTCAAGATGAAACATGTCTTCATATTCATCCATATTAATTTCATAAAAATTTTGATTTAAATAATGAGTTTGATCATTATTACGATTTAAAATTAATTTCGAAGGAATAGAATATTCTAACATACTAAAATCATCAGAATTTTTAGTTTTTTTACTTTCACTAACGTCTTTATTGATTTTTACAATAAATCGATTCAGTAATATATTTTTTTTAATTTGTACATTTTTTAAATTTACACCCCACGCGTGTGATTTAGCTAAATCAAAGGAATTAAATTTATGTTCTAATTTTTCAAAGTGTGGTGATACAGTATAATGATCATTTAAAACATGATAATTTTGATTACCTAAATCTGATTTAAAACGATTTTTACCTAAAAAACCTGCAGGGATTGTATCAATAGGAATATTTTTATGATTAACAGCATCTGATAATTCCACCCTGATCCAAGGATTTTGATTAGGATAATCTCCTTCTACAACAATATTTTTAGAAGTAATATCGAAATATTTTTTTTGAGTTCCAATGACTCGACCAATAAAGTCTTCACTATCAGGATTTAAATTTAAATAATTAAATTCATAAAAAATGTCATTACTGGTTCTATCAACTAAATGTAAATGAAATTTAGCATATTGTTGATTATCTGATAAAGACGCAGGAATAATTCTGATGATTAAATTATTAGGAAAAGATCCTGGACTGATCGCATGGATTTTAAACAATTTTAAAACTCGATCTTTTAAATGTAATCCGACTGATACACGATCCTTGTTTTGAGATGAAGTATAAAAACCTTGACTGACAAACCAAGGTGTAGTAGCATATCGACAAGGTTCAGCAAAATTTTTTAAATTTGCATTACTTAATTGTGTTAATTGTATGAAGATCTTATTGTTATTAGCATTTAAACTTTCAAAATTAATTTTATTAAAAATATCAGCATAATTTAAAATTGCGTAACCAAATGTGTCAATTCTTTTTAAATCTGTATTTAAGGAATTTTTCCAAAAAAAACGATCGTCATTAATATTAAAATTAAACTTAGTTGCCATTAAAGGTTTATCATCATTTTGAAAAGTAAATAATTTATCCTGTAAAGATTTTGAATTAATATCTGGATTGCCATGGATCATATTTGCATGCAATTCTGTACCTTCCACCGGTGTCACCAAAATATTAAAATTATTATTTGCTCTTTTAAAAATTGATATCTGAGAATTTTTAGCTAAAATTATGGCCTGATAATATTTTTGGGAGCTATTATTATTTTCAAAATTATAATAATTATTGACGCTCGTTGGAATTTCCATAGAGAGTGTCATTAGATATAGAGAATATTGATTGTTTAATGTAAAGCCAGGAGTAAGTTGAGGAAAATCAGGTAAATTAATGCCACAAATCCTAGTATAATTGACTTGTCCTCCGCTTTGTAAAATTGCATAATTAGTTAAATAAGGTAATATTTCGCCCTGTAATTGACGTTGATTAAAAGTAAAATCACCTAAATTGATCACGGCTGCATTTAAAGCGTTAGCTAAACTAGTGCCATTATATTGATTAAAAAATTGAGGTACGAAAGGAATCCCCGCTACTCCTGTTCCAATCAATGATACTGCCTGTCTATTAATATTAGAAACAGGTGGAGTATTAAAATTTCTAGGTGTTGGAAGGTATTTTAAGGATCTAGTATTTGTATTTATAGTCATCTTACTAACTCAATATTATTTTAAAATAAATATCAAGTTTAGCAACATTCCCTTTAAAATTAATATTGCAAGACGCAGTTATCGAATTTTAAACTTAAAGAAATTGTCAGTGGGGTACCATCATCATCATAACTTAAACCGTTAAAATTAGCACTAGTTAATTGACAACCTTTAATATCCCACAATTCAATCACAGTACCTACTGGATCTAATAGTTTAATTTGACAGTCACGCTTATAAAAATCAGCATAACCAGCACGACCTGATACAGTTTCATGATGAGTACGTACCCATTCCATGACTTGTTGAGAACCAGAAGGCGCAATAGGATCATACAATTCTAATGACAAATCTTGCCAAGTTGCTTTCCCAGCAATATGTCTTTGAGAATTAATATAATTAATTGTGGTAGCCCCGATGTTAATACTAGGTCTTGAAGTGGACTTTACTAAAAATGCATCCAAGCCTTCAATTGCAAATACCCACCGATTCTGTCTTTTAGGTTCAAATTTATTTGGAATCATCTCCGCGACGCTTAAAGTTTCAATCGCCATTTGTGTTTTTCTCCTATATTTCTTTCTATATATAGATTAACTATATCAATCTATGGAATTTCTAACTTCAAAGTCAAGAGAAATAAATTCGATAGACTTTGTAGGTTGTAAATAAATCTTACCGCGAATAGTATTATTCTCGACATCGACTTGAGTTGTAGTAGTAGTATCAATCTGCACCTTATATCTCTCAATCCCTTGTTGAGCCTGAATATTGGCCAAAATAGGTTCTACTGCCTTGGAAAACGCTTTTAATGTATCTTCACGATTAGGCTGAAACAAAAAGGTATTCGCAATTTGTTTCACTTTACGACGTACATAAATTAACAAACGTCTCACATTAATTCTATCTAACGCTGAAGGATCTTTCAACATTGTCTTTTGACCAAATACGTGCACTTGATTACGACCCGCAGGAATATAAATTGGATTAATATCATTATCATACAATTCATCTAACTGCTCACGACTAATCGCAAACTCAGTTGCATTAGCATTCACTAACCCGCGATTAATACCCGCAGGAGCATACCAAGGAGTATTACCACCATTATCAGCACGACTCATCACACCCAAAGCTGCAATACTAGGTGGTACCTTAATTGATCCACCATTAGGCTTATTCAACATCACATCTGGGAAGAAACACGCGGCAAAAGAAGTATCCATCCCGCGGGCACTAAATTCATCAATTGTATTGCCCACATCAGGTTTCTTTGTCACATCTAAAATAATAGCACTAGTTGCATCTTTCTGTTCAATATCCATTAAATACATAGTATCAAAACGTGTCTCAGATGCCTGTACCCCATAATTAGTGACAATTCTCTCACGAATCCCAGGTACTAATAATAATTGAATTTCAGCAGCTGCTTTATCAGTATAGACATCAATCCCTTGCTGATATGTTTCAATCACAGGACCGGTCTTAGATGTCTTTTGACCTTCTTTATAACATGCCGCATCTTTCAAATAATGTTTATCTTCATCAAAAATATCTAAACCATCAAACCCACCTTGCATGAAGCATGAGAATGACAAATATTTATTGTTAGCTAAACTTAAATCACGAGTTGCTCTAAAGAAACGACGTGAAGCGGTGGTAGGTTTAGTATCATTAGCAACAACTGAATCTCTTACAAAAATGGCATCTCCCCATAATTTATTATCAATTTTCTTATTTGCATCACCCTTGTGTGTGATTCTAATTTTTTCTAAATGGAAGAAATTAGGATCATTTGCATAATCTAATTCTTCAGTTAAACTACCATCAACAATTACAGGAGACCAATTATTCTTGAAATAACGGGTATATGAAATCAAAGATTTATTAAATGTCTGTTCAATATATTCTTTAAACCCTTCAATAGTCACATCTACATTTTCTTTCAAAGCAAATTTAACACCCCAAGGAATTATTTTAACTTCTTTTTCATCATTAGCTGTTTGAATAATCTTACCAATAGAACGTACCATTGGCACAGGTGGTTGTTGTAAATTATTCAAATGTTGTGCATTTAGAACACTTGAGCTGTCACTAAATTTATTTTTTAAATGTAATTTTTTAATACCAGCAAAACCGCAAGGTATTGTTTCAGCAGGTACATCACCAATAGCAACTTCTCCTGACACTTCCACTCTTACAAATTTATTAGTGACAGGATAAGAACCCTCTTCTTGTAAACCAGGTTTAGTAGCTTCAAAATCCCAATATACTTTCTTATCGCCAATCACACGAGCAATATAATTAGAAGCTGATGCGTCTAAGGATAATCTCTTCCAACTAGCTAGGACAGAATTCTTTAAAGGATTTGAATCCCATCTTTGCAATGTAATATCAAAAGTACCAAAACCACCAAATTCCCCAGGTGTTAAATTACTAACCAAAATTTTGACTTGTCGATTACCAATGTCACCATCATCTAACGCATGAAAACGGAATAACTTTAAAATACCATCACCCATACCAACATTGTCGGAACCATCAGCTTTAATACCAAAGTCTTGACTGACTATCCATGGAGATACCGCTGTCTGAAATTTATTATCAAATTCTTCAAACGAACGTGTTTCATTTGCTACACAAAAAGCACCAGCAGCTGCAATTGTCACATCTTGAT